AAGTGCTTCACTCATATATTCTCCTACAGCGCCCGTTGCAGGACGCGCCCAAAGTTCGCCGGGATGGGCAGCGGCTTCCGGCGGTCAAACTGTCCGGCCTGATTGTCCGGTCTCTCGCCATGCCGCCACTTTTCCATGAACGACAAGCCCGCCTTCCAGCCTTCCTCGCGCTGCGCCTGCGTCGGCACGTCGATGACGGGATCGCCAAGCAGAGGGCCACGGGCCGCAACCGGCACAAGCGGGGGCGGTGCGTCCGCCACATCCTCCCATCGCCGCCCGGACAGCCAGCCCGTCAGCATCTTCGGCGTCTTGCCCCGCGCCACAAGGTCGGGCCTGCGCGCCGCTTCCTGTTCCGCCGCCCGGCATATGGCGGCCACCAAGGGCTCGGACAGCCCCTCAATGTCGATGAAGGCGTCCGCGGCCTCGGCCTTGTTGCGCTTGTAGCCGAAGGCGTCCCACACGCGGTTGAACCACGCCAGCCGTTGCCCCGTGAGGACACGTTTGGTCGCCGTCCGATACGCCGGTTCAGGTGCGGGCCCTTCCCCGGTAGCGGGTGCGGCAGATCTGGGGGCGTTGTTCGTAACGTGTGCGGAGCCTGTGCGCGTCCCTGCGCCTTCCTGCTTTTCCTTCCCCGAAAGGGAAGCCCGCTCCTCCGCTGCATCGGCGGATGCAGGAAGGATTTCTTTTCTTGCTTTCTTCCCTTCTTCTATCGTGTGCGCTGCTTGTGCGCTCGTTGTGCGCTCGTTGTGCGGATGCTGTGCGGCCTCTTCCGTAGCAGACTGGTATAACTGCCAATTCACGACGGTGATCAGCGTGCATACTTTTCCGAAAGTCTGACGCGAGATGAAGCCGTCGTCTTCAAGCGTCGCCAGCATCCGCATCACCTGATACCGCGACAGGTCAAGCTCGCTCGCCAGCGAAGCCCCGGAACAGGCAAGCTGCCCCGGCAGGATTTCCTGCCCGTGAAAGTATCCTTGTTTCCAGTTCGCCTTCTGGAGCAGCGTGATCATCAGCCCACGATACAGCGCGCCCCGGCTCCACGACTTCGAGTCCTCAATCTTGCGCCAGACCTTGAAATAGCCGCCCATACTCACACCTTTCCCTTGACGGCAGGCCCGGTTGCGGGCATACTGTCTTCAACGTTTTGATGAACTTGCATCATCTTTTCCCCTTTGGCCCGTTGCTCCAACAGCGGGCCTTTTTCGTGTTCGCGTGCCGAACCTTCAAGCGGCACTTCAACTTTGTCTCCACACTTCGCGCAGGCCGTCCGATACAGCCAGTTCCAGCCATGCTTCTTGCAGGGCCGCAGGTGCGGATATTGCGCGGCGGCTTCCCTGAGCCCTTCCACCGTGAGGAACCCCACGGCCTCGGGTGAAGGAATACGGTGGCGGCAACGGATGATCATGACTCCACCATTTTCTTGAACAGGTTGATGAAGTAGATTTGCCCCTTGCCCGTGATTTTCGGCGTGCGGGTGATGCGGCTTTCCCCACTGCTTCCGATGCGGGTGCCCTCCTTGATCTCCATCCATCCGGCATCCATGCTTCTCTGGGTAGGCATGTTGGTCTGGGAACCATCCTTGTGCAGGTAGCCCCTGTTCCTGAGCCACTCAAAGAAACGGTTCTGCCCGATGTCGTACCCCGTAGCCTGCTTGATGAGCTTCGCCATTTCCCCGACGGAGATACTGGTCTTGGCGACCTCGATGGACTCGGCGAAGACGACCTTGGGCTTCACTTCCTCCATCCTCTGCTCCAGCGCGAGGCGCTTCTGCTCTTCAAGAAGCCGCTGCTCTTCCTTGTCCGCCCACGCCCGCGCCGCCTCCGCCGGATTCCTGAAGTTCGGAAGCGCCAGGGCACCGTAGCCGCCCGTCCTACGGATGGACGGAATAACCTCATGCACGATCCAGCGTTTGAACGCCTTGGCCTCCGGCTTGCGGGACCGGAGGACGAGCGAGTACAGGCCCGGTTCTGAAATGATACGGCTATCGCGTCGCAATCCTGTGGAATCATTCAGAGTGTGGATAATATCGACAATAGGGCGTTGCTCGTCGTGCTCCAGAATGTCCGGCAGATCCCGCGTCTCCGTTCCGAGGACGGCGCATACATCCCGCGCCACAAACCACGGCTCACCCTTGTGCTCGATCACGCGCACGGCCCCAAACTCCCTGTTCTGAAAAATTCGCAGCCCGCTCATCGGCTCCTCCTTCTTTTTGAAGAGAGGTTATCCCAGTTCTTTTTTCCCTGCCCGGAAACAGCGCGTTCCATGCGAAGTATTTTCGTACGGATTTTTCGGCACGACGCTCATCATTACTTCCACACCTTCCACCACGGTTTACGACACGCCCCCGCCTGCGGTTCAGGCATCGCCACCGGAGGCGCCTGCTCTCCGTCCGACAGGCTGGCCAGAACCACATCCCGATCCCGACGTTCCGCCAGTGGTTGCAGCCCGGCCTGCGCGCTCCGGCACGCCGCGATCACGTCCCCAAGCCCGGAACGGATCTCCCGCGCCGTACTCGGATAAAGCACCTGCGCCTCGGCGACGATCCGCTGCACCTCGCCAAGGGCCGAACCCGCACGCGCCACCGCCGTCAGCACATCCGCCCGCGTCGCGGCGGGCGTCACCGGAGTGTCATCAGCTACAATCTGCGCTTCAAGCCACTGGAGGAGGATTCTATTCCGCATTACCCTGCACAAACCGGGGATGACGTGCAGGCTCGGCGCGTAGTTGTCATTGGGATCAAGATAGCGGCGCAAATGCGTCGCGGTGATGCCCACTCCCTGCGCTATGCTTTCGGCGGTCATGCCGCTGGCGTCCTTGGCTTCCCGAAGCGCCTCGATCGCAGTCATGTTCTTGTAGTCGGCCATCCTGCTTTTCCTCTGAAGTTTTCAACTTTACGGCCTGTTGCGTTCCGATAAGATGGCTGAAAAAGGTTCGGAACCCATGCCTGTACCTACAGTCCATCTGCTCATCACACTGCGCGGCCCCGTCTGGCGCGTCCGTATCCTGATCCCCGGCCAGCCGCGCCCGCACTGGCGGGCATACCGCGTCGCGGAGTACCCGACTCCAGAAGCCGTGGCTCGGCGGTGCGCGGAGGGGCTATTCGCTTCTGAGGTAGCACCAGAGGATAAAACAACTCCCTGCGATACTAGCGATAACGACAATGGCTTCAGGCCAGTTCATGGCTTGCCTCTTCGGGTGCGGTGGGAGTGTTGGGGGCGGCTGTAAGCAACAAGCGCGACATCGCCGCACGGATGTTTTTTGCCCGAGACTCAATCATCTCATGCTGCTTCTTTTTCCAAATTCTGCTGATAGTTGCCGCAGAAACACCCGCCTCCTTGGCAAGAACGCACTGGGGGAGGCCGGTCGTACTCAAAAAAGCGCGAATTTCTTCAGTGATATTTTCCATGTTTCTTTTATTACGCTAGCGCAATTTAAAAAGCAATCCCATACGCCCATGAAATTGCGTCCTAGAAATTTACTGGTAGGCTACTCCCATGAGCTTAGAACAAGACATCATCAGAATTCTGGCAGAGTATACGGACACGCTCTTCGGCGGGAATAAGGATCGGGCTGCTCGCTCTCTTGGCGTCCAGCCTCCAACGTTCTGGCGTTGGCTCAACGGTAAAAACATTCCCAAAATGGAAAGCCTCGTCCAACCCTTCAACATCTTGAAAGCAAAAATCCTCCTCCCTTCAGATGTTTCTACGGAGACAAACCAGCTCCAAGATATCTACAAACGGAACCTTGAACTTGAAAAAGAAAATATCGAGTTAAAGGCACAAGTTGAGGAACTCAAGGCCTATAGAATAAAGTGGGAAGGCCACCTTGAAAGCCTTCGCGCCCAGAGCGGCGTGGATACTCAAAAACTTCCTGAAAAGAACAAGCTCGCTTCGTGAATAAGCCCTTCCTCAAGCTCGTGAAGAAATGAAAATCCCCGCCGGAGCGGGGAGAAATTCTATCCTTCGTTTTTACGACGGGAAGCGGTTTCTTGAGCCATCAGATCCAAGTTGACGCTTTTTGTCATGGCAAGGACTTCATCGTCTGTCTGTGTATCGCCCCAGCTGCCAATTGCGGACAACAAATACATGTCCGCTCCACGCCGTTCTGCTTCCGCATAAAGAGTATGTGAGAGAATAGCTGGTATGTTGAGAGACTCACTGGAGAGTCTTGCAAGAGCCTTAAATATCTCCATAACGATTTCAAAATCATTCCTGTGCGTTGCAAGAAGACAGTAGGAATTCACCAGCGAATCAAAATCCGCACAAAGCAACAACGGATGCCCAACCGTATCGCGGAAATCGTATGCTGCGAACCTTTTTCGTATTTCATCTTTACTTTGGAGGACTGTTTCATATGAATCATGTACCTGTTTCATCGTCTAATCTCCGTTCTGTAGGGTATGATCCCGATCATTCCATTCTCGAAATAACGTTTATCAGTGGAGGCACATATCAATACAAGGGGGTAAGCCCAAGCCTGTACAGGTCGCTTCTTGCCGCTGCTTCAAAAGGTCAATTTTTCCGCTCCTTCATCAAAGACGTATTCCCCTGCATGAGAGTGGCCTGATACCCCAGCCGGAATGCCAAGAGAATCTACTTTTTATTTTTTTGGAATACAGATGAACTCACCAATGCAGTGAAAACGGAAGGACATGATTAGGGCTAGAACAAAATATTTCATTTCCCTCCCTGCCCCTCCTCGTGAGGGGCTTTGTTTTACCCTGCCGGGCGTGACCGCCGATCCCTTCGTGGTGTCGGCGGTATTTTTTGTACCCCTTAAATTACTTCAACGCAATATTTTTACTTGACCGCATTATTGCGTCAGCGTAATACTATTTTCACGACGTCCGGGAACATCCCCGCCGTCCTCGCAGTTCCGTGGAGTGCCGGGAAACGCCGTGAAGGTTCCCCCTCCTTACCTCCCCACGGTGCCCGGCATTCCCCGGAGCTGCGATACAAGCCGCGCAGGGTCGGCGGGCGTAGACGGTATGATGAATACCCAATCAGCGCGGGGAGAGGTGACTAATCCCCCGGCTCGGCAGAGCTGCAACAGTAATGCAGACGGGTATTATCCCGTAAAAATTTTCATGAAATACAATCGAACCCGGAATCATCCGGCTTTTTCAGGACAAACATATGAACAAAGTCGTCAAGGCCGTCCACGAACTCGTGACGCAAGGCAAGATGCCCGCAAAATCCGTTGCTATCGCCATCGGCAAGCCCTACTCGACCCTGCTCAGGGAAACCAATCCGCTTGACCCCGGCGCAAAGCTCGGCGTCGAGACGTTCATGGCCATCATCGAAACCACGGGCGACTCCACCCCGCTCAACGTGATGGTGCGGGAACTCGGCTACAGGCTTGCCCCTGTGGACTGACGGCCTCACATGAAAGGGGCGGCGAACACCCGTCGCCCCGAACCATGCGGGACCTGAAACGTATGGATGTGCACGCCCCGGCGGGGATTGGCTCCGCCGGGGGTTCCATGCCTAGTCTCATAGACGGACAACGGGAAAGACATTGACGATTCTGCTTGCCATAGCGTAATTAATACCAAAAGGAGTATTAATCCTCCTTGGGAGGGTAAATTATGTCACGTTTTTTAGGCAGGTTATGGTGTTCATTCGGGAACCTGCTGAATGTAACGTCCCGGGGAAATACATGCTCAAAGAAGCGAATCGTTGAGGCAAGATCCAGACTGGCCAATCGTTCTGATACTGAGTCGCTTAGAGCTTGTTTTAGAAACGTAGGAAACGATATCGCTTTTTCCATGAAGAAGTACGAGCATGACAAAAAGTAGATCGGCCCCCAATACGCCATCCACTAAACCAAAAGTTATTAAGGCAGAAAGACATCTTGCTATAGCGACCTATTCTGGCCCACTCCCAGATCCTGCTACTTTCGAAGCCTATGATCACACTACCCCTGGTGCAGGTGAACGTATTCTGGCTATGGCAGAAAAAGAGCAAGCACACAGGCATAAGATGGAAGCCCTAATGACAGAAGCCTATGCTAAAGACTCTGTTAATGAACGTAAGGAGATACAACGTTCTCAGTGGATGGCTTGGACATTGGCTTCAGGAGTAGTTCTTATTGGAGGGTTTCTTGTTTACGCAGGGCATTCCGTTGTTGGTACTCTTTTAACAGGAGGTACGCTCATCGGTATTGTTTCTGCGTTCTTAGAAAAGAATAGACACGAAAAAGAAAACAATGATGAATTACATCACCGCCACTCAGAAAAGTAGCTCTATCCGTAGTTAGTTGCTCCGGCAGAAAAGGCTCCTCGTTTCCGAGGAGCCTTTTTCATACCCAACGCAAGGTTTCGCGCCCAGCTCGAAAACGGCGTCACAAGCGCGGCCCGATCCTATCGGGCATCCCTCCCCCTGTTCCCCCGGCGGCGGTCGGCGTTGTTCACGTCCGGGCGCGGCGTCGGGAGCGGGTTCCTCGGGGCTGGTTGTCGAAGAGCCTCCAATCGGTGACAAGTCGTCACCGGTTGCTGTCGTCTTGCTTTTACGATACATAGTTCAGCGAGTCAAGAATTCCGTTAGAAAACACTCGCACCGAACTTGGTATGGTATTCTGTATCCAAAGGAGGTGCGCTATGAAGGATGACAGCATCGTGGATATCGAGAGAAAAGCCATCGCGTATTTGGATAAAATACGTCAAGAAGAGGGCATCACAGAAGCAGAATGGGGAAAACGAGCTTTCCCAGAAGCAAAAAATAGTAGGGTAAAAATAAATTCATTACGCATACCTAGAACAAACACAGGAGAACCTTTGCGGCTTCGTCTGGGGGATTTTTGTGCAATGTGTCATGCTCTAGGGAGGAACCCCGCGCAAGAACTCCTTATCTTATGGGGACAGGCAGACACGATAAACCCTGAATAACGATCTAGGGAGTTCGCTACATTTCAGGCCATCGGCATAATCTGGTGGCCTATTTTTTTGTAAAAATATGTAGCAAAAGAGTTGACGAAAGATATATAGTGTAGCATTCTGTCTTTGCCAACGGAACAGCCGGAGGCAAGGACAGTAGCCCTGCGGGGTTGGCCCCAGAAATCAGGCCGCGCGGCGACCGAGTGCGAAAGCAGGGGAGTAAACCTGAAACTCAGCCCCTCGACACATGCCGGGGAAATGGCTATCTTGGAATGAGAGGTGGGGAATGAACAAGCAAACGATATCGAAACTTGCCGATTTCCTCTTCAACTGCACGGTTGCCAGTATTGCCGTAAGCGTATTTGGAGACAAACCGTGGGGAGCGGCTGTAGGTGTAGTTTCCTTCTTGGGAGCCATAGTCCTCTGCCACTTTCTTGGAGGTGACGAATGACAGGTTGGATCATCTGGTTGGCGGTCATTATTGCCGCAACAGGCTATGGAATTTATTTGGGCACGAGGAAGCGCAAGCACTCCTAACCCGCACAACACGTTGACCGAATCAAGGCGACTCGAAAGAGCCGCCTTTTTTCACGCCTAGCCCCATCGAAAAGCCCGGAACCAACCGGGCTTTTTCATTGGGTTTGGGACGCCAAGCCAAACATCAAAACGAGGGTATTTCCATGTGTTACGGCACGAACTGCGGACGTGAGGGGGCCTTTGGAACCTGCTATCACCCGGAAGACTGCATCATGCGCGCCATTGAGTGCGACGCGGAAGAAAACCTTGCCGCGCGGCTGGCACGCGACACGGCCCTGAGCCGGGAGCATTTCCCTTGCCCCAACTGCCTTGAGCAGGGCGAACGCCACAGCCTCACCTATGAAAACGGCCTGTTCACCTGCCCGGAATGCGGCGGGGAATGCAACGCGGCGGAACTCATCGCGCTCTATGATGATATACGCGCCGGGCATGTCTCCGATGCCGAAGTCGTCGGCCTGTGGATTGAAAAGCTCAACGCAAGGAGGGTCGCATGAGCGCCACCATTTTCTGCCCGCACTGCAAGCTCAAGTACGACAAGGCCGTGAGGCTCAGAAGGCACCGCGACTTCTGGATCTGCTCGTCCTGCGCGGAATACTACACCGCCGAAACGCTGGTCACGGCGTGCGAGAACGCCGCACGGTCGTTTCTGGCAAAGGCCAACTACCTTAAAATCATGGCACGGAGGGCGGCGGCATGAAGATCGACATCTGGAAAAGGCCGTGGCTGGCGGTGCTCCTCCTGTTCCTTTGCTTTCTGCTCGTGGGCTATTTTGAGCGGCAGGATCAGGAACTCTTTGAACGAATGGCCCCGTTCACGGAGGCAATGCGATGAACTGGACGGACGACGCCTACGGCGAAGAACACGGCCCTTGGACGGACGAGGAACTGATGATCGCGGCGGGCAATGCCGCCTTTGCGCGAAACCGGCGCAAGCACACGGAAACGGAAGAGTGCGGGGAGTAAGTATATGTGCGACACCCACAGCGAACAGATCAACGAACTGGCGAAGGCCCTTGCCGCCGCGCAGGGAGAACTTGAGCCCGCAGAAAAAAACTCCACCGCCGCCGTCGGGAAGGAGGGAAAGCTCAAGCGCAAATACGCTGACCTGACGGCAATGATCGATGCCGTCCGCAAGGTGCTTCCGAAGCACGGCCTCTCCATCGCGCAGATTGTCCTCCCCTCGGAAGGGGTTGCGCACGTCAGGACGATGCTGATGCACGAGTCGGGGCAATGGCTGGCATCGGAATGCAGGATGCCCTACGACAACACGGGCTCCAAGAACGCCATCCAGTCAATGGGCAGCGCCATCACCTACGCCCGGCGCTATTCCCTTTCGGCGCTGGTCGGCGTGGTGGCCGACGACGATGACGACGGGGAAGGCGCATGGAGGCGGGACGACGACCGGGAACCGCCCCGGCGTAACGCCCCCGAGCCCGCCCCGCAGTCCAAGCCCGAGCGCGTGGATCTCGCCGCCCTCGCCAAGGAGTTGAGCGAAGTGCGGGACGGTACGGGGTTCGTCGCCTGTTACAACCGCCATCGGATTACCGAGGGACACCCTGACTACGAGGCGGTCAAGAACATGTTCGGCAAGAAGCGCCGGGAGATCGAGGCCAAGGCCGAAGCCGAAGCCGGAACCCCGCCCGAATTCGTGCCGCTGGACGCCGTGATCGCCGCCTTTGAAGCGGCGGAAAGCGTAACCGCGCTCAAGGAGGCGGCAACCCGGCTCGGCATCCCCGAAAACCACCCGGCCAGTGAGGCCATCTACGCCGCCTACCGGGAACGGCAGCGCAAGATCGAAGCGCAGGACAAGGAATGCGCCGCGTAACAACAGCCCCGCCCTGATAATCAGGCGGGGCTTTTCTTTCCCTCAGCAGGAGATTGTATGAGCAGCCTCAACAAGGTGATGATCATCGGAAGGCTCGGGCGCGATCCCGAGATGCGCTACACCCAGGCCGGAAAGCCCGTATGCAGTCTGAACGTGGCTACGGATGAGGGCTACACCAACGACCGGGGCGAGAAGGTCGACAAGACGGAATGGCACAAGGTCGTCTTTTGGGACCGGCAGGCCGAAACCTGTTCGCAGTACATCGCCAAGGGGAGCCTCGTGTTCGTCGAGGGCAGGCTCTCCACCCGCAAGTATCAGGATCAGCAGGGGCAGGACCGCTACGTCACCGAGATTCAGGGGCAGCGCATCCAGTTCCTCGACCGCAAGGCGGACGGCGACGGGCAACAGTGCCGACAGGGAGGCGGACGCCAGACACAGGGGCGGCACTCCGCGGACTATGAAGACCTCGGCCCCGCGTTCCCTTCCGAAGCCTCCGGCCTCGATGACGTGCCTTTTTAGGCAAAACCAATAGGATAGGAATATGGCACAGACCGCAGAAATTCTGGAAGCCCTCCCACCCGCGCAGGAGCAACCCGCCGGGCTCGCCCTGCTGGACCTGAACGTCACCGCGACGCCGCTGGTCATCACATGGGACAAGGACGCCGTGTCCACGCTGTTGGATACCGTCCTCGCGCAGTATGCAGGGTTGGAGGTACAGGAAGCCGACGTGCCCGCCATCAAGAACGAAATGGCGGGGCTGAACAGGCTCAGGGAACGGATGGACAACGCCCGGAAGGACATCAAGCGGCGGATTGCCGGGCCGCTGGACGGGTTCGACGCCGAGGTCAAGGCGCTGATCGCCCGCATCGTGGATGCCCGCACCGCGCTGGACACGCAGGTCAAGGACTTCGAGCGGCGCGACCGTGAAGGCCGACGCGCGGCCGTCCAGTTTACCGTCGACAACATCAAGAGCTGTGAAGGCGTGCCGGAACTGGACATCCCCATCAACCCTTCATGGCTGAACAAATCCACGAGGCAAGCCGAGATCCACGAGGATATCAAACGGATCATCGCCGCATACAAGCGGGAGTGCGAAGAAACCCGCCGGATGGAACAGGCCAAAGCCGACCGCATCGCGCTGGTGGAGGCCACGGCAAAGGCTCAGGCGGAACAACACGGTTTCGCGCTTCCCCTGTCGAAGTTTGCGGCCTGCCTGACGCCGGATATTTCCGGCGAGGACGCCGCGGGCATCATCGGGCAGGCGTATGCGGCGGAAGCCAAGGCCCGCGAAGAGAGCAGGCCCACCCCCGTCGCACGCCCTGCGGAGTCGCGCCCCGATTCGTTCATTGAGCAGGAGGAGGGGTTCCCCTTCGCCCCGCCCGTGAACGTGGCTTGTACCCTGACCCTCAGCGTCAAGTACGCGCCGAAGTATGAGGATACCGTACAGGAGGCGCTTGCCATGCTCCGCACGGTCGGCGTGGTCACTGTCTTCTAACCTTCCGGCGCCCACCTCCCGCGCCGTCCCCATAGAGCCCGCCGGGGGGCATGTACCCCGGCAAAGGACTTTTCATGAGTCAGGAACAACAGGACGCCACGGATTACGTCCGCGTCACCCTCACCATCCATGAGTTCTCCGAAGACGGCGAATGCTGCATCGTCTCGGACAAACACGGCCACGGTACGGAACTCTCTACCGACGCCTTCCTGCATGACGCCGAGGACATAGACGTCGGCGACACCATCGCCTGCGACATCCTGCGCGAGGCGTGGGAAGACACCGGGCTCACCCCGGACGATGCGGGGCCGCATGACGTGCGCGCCTGCGGGCGGGAAAACATCGAGGTGCTGGTGGATCTCACCGATGAACAGCTCCTTGATCTGGGCTCCGAAATGGCGGACGCCCTGCGCGAACGCGACAAGCTGGAAACGGAACTGCTCGCCGTGAAGAAGGACTACAAGGCACGCATCGACCTTTCCGTCTCCAAGGCTGCGGAAGCGGCAGCGGAATACCGTTCCGGCAAACGGTTTGAAACCGTCTCCTGCGACCGCTTTGAAGATCGGACGACGATGGAGGTCGTATGGTGCGATTCCGTGACGGGCAAGGAAATCAGCCGACGCCCGATGACCGCCGAGGAGCGGCAGCACCGCCTTGAACTCGTCACCCCGGACAAGCCCGCGGACAACGGCGAAGGCCGGGCGGAAGTGCTCACCTTGCCCGCGCCGCCCGCCGCCAACGCCCGCACCTGTCTGTCGTGCCGATACCTTTCCGCTGACGGCACGGAAAAGGCCGAGCCCTGCATGGCCTGCGCACAGGCAAACGGCGGCGATGCCGACAATTGGGAACCGCGCCGCGAGTGCAAGACCTGCGCCCACGTCACCAGCACCGTGGACGGCTT